ACTCTTGGTTCAGATGGATGGAGAGAACTAATCGTATGTGTATCCCAGGAGATTTTATTGCAGGTAACACTGTAATATATAAAAAAGCATAATTAAAAAAGTGACGGGTAGAAATACCCGTCACACTTATTAACTTAACGAAAGGAATACAATGTTAGAAGTACACTACGACACGATGGATACTTACAAGGAAGAAAATTTCAAACTTAAAGAAGATGGTTTGAAACCAATTGCTAGACAACAAGCAGATACTCTTGGGTGGTTAATGATGGCAATTGGAGTAAATGAAATTACCGAAAAAAACATTGATGAGATAATGTTTAGAACTAAATATCTAGACGCGGTTCATGGTTCAAATGGTTTTATTGGTAACCCAAGTAACACGGATCTTAGGCAGCTATTTAAAAATCATATTGGTTTAAAAATAGTAATTACTAATAGAGGAATGGCTAACCTAACTACTAGACATAAGTTTATGGTTAGACATTTAAAAAGTTTAGAAGAAAGGATTATGAAACAAATAAACAACTAGCTTCGTTAAGAAATAGGCCATGTAGTTTTTGCATGGCCTATCCTACATTGTCCTATGCAAAAACTGCATAGATAAGAGCATGTGGGCGGGACCCACCCTTAAAGGGGACCCTAAAGGAACTATATCGGAATTCAAACTGTTTGTGTTTATATGATTCACCCTTAAAATTATAGGGGTCCCAGACCTACCCTATATAGTTTGATTTGCATTGTTAATCATGTATAATACTTTACCACCCATATTTAAATGTATGCTAACTGTTGAAGATATTAATAAAATAGAAGATCCTATTGAGCGAAGAAAGCTCAAAATACAGATTATAGAGCGACATCAAAGAAAAGAACTTAAACAAGTTAAGACTAATTTTTTATCCTTTGTAAAAAGGATGTGGCCAGATTTTATAGAGGGGTCCCATCATCAAACCATAGCAGACAAATTCAATAGATTAGCAACTGGAGAATTGACCCGTCTAATTATAAACATGCCGCCTAGGCATACTAAATCTGAATTTGCGTCGTTCTTTCTCCCTGCTTGGATGATCGGGCAAAATCCAAAATTAAAAATTATTCAAGCAACTCACACAGCGGAGCTTGCAGTAAACTTTGGTCGTAAAGCAAAACATTTAATTGACTCAGAAGAGTATCAACAAATTTTTAAAACAAGACTCCAAGAAGATAGTAAAGCTGCAGGACGTTGGAATACATCTGATGGCGGCGAATACTTTGCAGTCGGTGTCCAAGGTGCGGTAACCGGTAGAGGTGCTGATCTACTCATCATCGATGATCCACATTCAGAGCAAGATGTAAATTCACCTTCTGCATTTGATAATGCATGGGAGTGGTATACCAGTGGACCACGGCAAAGGCTTCAACCAGGAGGTCGTATTGTTTTAGTTATGACACGATGGTCAACAAAAGATCTAACACAAAAATTAATTAATGCACAAAGCAACGAAAACGCCGATCAATGGGAAGTCGTAGAGTTCCCTGCCATCTTACCTAGTGGTGAACCTGTTTGGCCTGAGTATTGGAAAATTGAAGATTTAAATTCTGTTAAAGCATCAGCGGGTCTTGCAAAGTGGAACGCGCAATACATGCAGAATCCAACTTCAGAAGAAGGAGCTCTCATTAAAAGGGAGTGGTGGAAAAATTGGGAACACAAAGATATGCCGGTTATTGAACATACCATTCAAAGTTATGATACAGCGTACCTTAAAAAAGAAACTGCTGATTACAGTGCAATTACTACCTGGGGAGTTTTTCGTCCTAATGAAGACTCACCTCGTCAATTAATATTATTAGATGCTTTTAAAGAACGTTTAGAGTTTCCAGAACTTCGTCGTGTAGCCCTTGAGCAATATAGATATTGGAATCCTGAAACAGTTATTATTGAAGCAAAGGCATCCGGACTTCCTTTGATGTATGAGTTAAGAGCCATGGGAATTCCTGCAATGAATTTTACACCTAGTAAAGGTCAAGATAAAATTGCAAGAGTAAATGCAGTCTCCCCACTTTTTGAAGCTGGACAAATTTGGGCTCCTCTAGATCAAGAGTTTGCTCAAGAAGTTGTTGAAGAATGTGCAGCGTTCCCTTATGGAGATCATGATGATTTAGTTGACTCCACGACTCAAGCTCTGTTAAGATACAGACAAGGCGGATTTATAGATCACCCTGAAGATTACAAAGAAGAAGAAAAGCCCAAACAAAAAAAGAAATTTTATTGGTAATGAAAAAAAATCCAACTCTTACTAAGAATATGCCCTACGTAAAATGGGATCAAATACCCCCGGTCCGAGGACCTGAGCCCTTGATTAATCAAACAAAACAAACTATACAAGATAAATTGGAGAATATAAATGGCAGACATAGACAAAGCATTAACCGAAATAAGAAAAAAGGTTGAAATAGCAGGGCCCGAGGAACAAGTTGAGGTCCAAGAAGAAATTAACGAATCAATACCAGAGGCTGGTGACGCAGAAATTACTCCCACTGAAGATGGCGGTGTAGAGATTGATTTTGAACCTGGAGCATTTAACCAAGCACAAAGTGAAAACCACTTTGACAATTTAGCCGAGTTATTACCAGAGGAAATATTAGGTCCTCTAGGTTCAGAATTAAATCAAAACTACATGGACTACAAAGAGTCTCGTAAAGAATGGGAACACAGTTACATAACTGGATTAGATCTTTTAGGATTTAAATACGAAGATAGAACAGAACCTTTCAATGGAGCTGCAGGTGCAACTCACCCCGTTCTAGCTGAAGCAGTCACACAGTTTCAAGCGTTAGCTTACAAAGAATTACTTCCAGCAGATGGACCTATTAGAACTCAGATTATGGGTGCACCTTCTGCTGAAAAAGAAATGCAATCTAAAAGAGTTAAAGATTTTATGAACTATCAATTAATGGATCAAATGAAAGAATACGAACCTGAGTTTGATCAATTATTATTCTACCTCCCTCTTGCTGGATCTGCCTTTAAGAAAGTTTATTACGACGATCTTTTAGGCAGGGCAGTTTCTAAATTTGTACCTGCGGAAGATTTAGTTGTACCTTATTCTGCAACTTCTTTAGAAGATGCAACGGCCGTGATCCATGTGATCAAAACCAAAGAGAATGATTTAAGAAAACAACAGGTTGCAGGTTTCTACAGAGACGTGGATCTTGGATCTCCTGCAGATACAGAATCAGATTTAGAGAGAAAAGAAAGAGAGCTTGAAGGTATACAAAAAACACACAATGAAGATATTTATAATATTTTAGAATTTCATGTCGATTTAGATTTAGAAGGGTTCGAGGACCGAGGACAAGATGGTCAACCAACTGGAATTAAATTACCTTACATAGTAACACTCGAAGAAGCTTCACGTGAAGTATTATCTATTAGAAGAAACTATGAAATTAATGATCCTTTAAAAAAGAAAATTTCTTATTTTGTTCATTTTAAATTTTTACCAGGACTAGGATTTTATGGTTTTGGTTTAATACATATGATTGGTGGACTGTCAAGAACAGCAACAGCAGCACTAAGATCTTTATTAGATGCTGGAACGCTTTCAAATTTACCAGCAGGATTTAAGATGCGTGGAATTAGAATAAGAGATGATGCGCAATCTATTACTCCAGGTGAATTTAGAGACGTGGATGCTCCAGGTGGAAATATTAAAGATGCTTTTATGGCATTACCATTTAAAGAGCCTTCACAAACTTTGTTACAACTAATGGGGGTCGTAGTAGATGCAGGTCAAAGGTTCGCTTCAATAGCAGACTTGCAAGTAGGCGATGGGAACCAACAAGCGGCAGTGGGTACGACCGTAGCGCTGTTGGAAAGAGGAAGTAGAACAATGTCTGCGATTCACAAAAGAATTTATGTGAGTCTTAAGAATGAATTCAAAATGCTTGCTCGAGTATTTAAAACATATTTACCACAAGAGTATCCTTATGATGTGGTAGGTGGTCAAAGAACTATTAAACAACAAGACTTTGATGATAGAATAGATATCTTACCTGTAGCAGACCCAAACATCTTCTCACAGACACAAAGAATTTCAATTGCTCAAGCTGAATTACAGTTAGCACAATCGAATCCACAAATGCATAATTTATATAATGCGTATCGTGCAATGTATGAAGCATTAGGTGTAAAAAATATTGATATGGTTTTAAAACCAGTTCCAAAACCTATGCCAATGGATCCTAGTATTGAAGCTATTCAAGCTTTAGGTGGTCAACCATTCCAAGCTTTTAAAGGACAAGATCATAGAGCTCACATAACAGCCCATTTAAACTTTATGTCATCTTCGATGGCTAGAGGAAACCCGATGGTTACTGCTTCTATGCAAAAAAATATTTTTGAACACATAAGTTTGATGGCATTAGAGCAAGTTGAAGTAGAATTTAAAGATCAAATTGTAATGATGCAGCAAATGCAACAACAAATGCAAGCAAATCCTGCAATGGCACAAGATCCACAGGTTCAACAACAGATGATGGCTCTAAATATGCAAATAGAATCTAGAAAAGCAGTTTTAATTGCAGAAATGTTTGAAGATTTTGCTAAAGAAGAACAGGAATTAATGGGTGAATATGGAAATGACCCTATTGCTAAGTTAAAAGCGAGAGAATTGGACATCCGAGCAAAAGATGACTTTGTATCTGCACAACAAGCTCAAGAAAAGATCAATCTTGATAAGATGAAAGCTATGATGAACCAACAAAACAAGGATGAAAAACTTGCACAAAACGAAGAACTTGCAGAATTACGTGCTGCAACGTCTATCGCTAAACAAGAAATGGCTAACCGAAGTAAAATTCACGATTTTGGTAGAAATTTTAAAAAAAAATAATTATAACAGTTTAAGGAGAAAATTATGTCAGATTTAAAAAACAAACTTTCTTATGGTAGAAAAGGAACTGTTGCTTCATCTAATGCAACTGGTGGTGTAGAGATTACAACTCCAGAAATTAGAACTGAAACAGATCCAAGATCTACTATCCTTACAAACCAAGACAGAGTATTCAACAAAATAGGTGTTGGAGATGAAGTTGAAGTTAGAGGAACTAAAAGAATGTTAAAATCTAAAAGTAAAAAAGCAACTTGGTACTAACATGTGGTTATCGGCAATTAAATTAGCCGTCTCTGCTGGAAGTAAAATTTATGCTAACAAGCAGAAGACGAAAATAGCTATGTCAGATGCACAGCTTATGCATGCATCTCGTATGGCCGAAGGAAAAGAAGCTTACCAAGGAAAACTTTTAGAAGCACGTCAATCGGACTGGAAGGACGAGGCGGTTTTACTAATTCTCTCGGCGCCAATCGCGATTTTGGCCTGGGCAGTTGTAAGTGACGATCCATCAGCTATGGAGAAAGTGAATGTGTTCTTCGAACATTTCGCGGCACTCCCGAGTTGGTTTACAAATTTGTGGATCCTTGTCGTTGCGAGCATATATGGTATAAAGGGCACACAAATATTTAAACAACACGGAGGAAAAAAATAATGCCAAATAGAAGATTTAATAAACAAGTTGCTAATTCTAGAACACCAATGAAAGTTGGCGGAAGAGCAATGAAAATGGGTGGTGGATCAATGTCTACTGCTAGAAAAGATATGGCTTCAGGATACTACAAAGACGATATGGGTATGAAGGGTGGAGCTATGTATAAAAAAGGTGGTTCAGTTAAAAAGAATACTAAACGTATGAATAGACTTGAAGAACTTGGAAGAGTTGATGCTGAAAAAGCAAGAACTAGAAAAGGGAAGAAGAATCTTAAAGCTGAAAAGAAAAGAATAGTTAAAGAACTTAAAAAAGGTTAATTATGAAAAAACCAATTCCAAAAGGTAAAAAAGGTAAAGGCATAAGAAAACTTAAAAAGGTAGCTCCAGCAGTTGCAAAACGAATGGGTTACAAAAAAGGAATGCGAGCGAGATAATGGCTAAACTTTGTCCTGCAGGAAAAGCTGCTGCTAAGAAAAAATTTGATGTGTACCCAAGTGCATACGCAAATATTTGGGCATCTAAGTATTGTAAAGGCAAAGTAGGTCGGACTAAAAAAGCCGGCGGTGGAATATGTAAAGTAGCTACTAAAGGTAAAGGAAACGCTTATGGAAAGAATTCATGAGTGGATTAAAAAAATGGCTCGACGACAAATGGGTGGATATTGGAGCTCCAAAGAAAAATGGAAAGTATCAACCTTGTGGAAGACAAAAGGGAAGCAAGAGAGCTTATCCGAAATGCGTCCCACTTGCAAAAGCCACACGGATGTCAAAAGGGCAAAAGGCGAGTGCTGTCAAACGAAAACGAGCAGTATCTAATACTGGACCTAAACCAACCAACGTTGCAACGTTTTCTAAACGAGATAGAAAAGCAATTGGAGGAATGATATGAAAACACAAAAAAGAAAATCAGTTAAAAAAGTAATTAAAGGTTTAAAGAAAGCTTCCAAGTTACATGCAAGTCAAGCTAAAGTTTTAAAAAAAGTTATTGGATCTAAAAAATGAAAATGCCTAACACCAAATATACTGGTAGTTTTATAAAAGGTGGTCCTGGAGAAAATCAAAGTTATAAAAAATATTACGGCAAAATGCTTACTGGTTTTAAAAGAGGCGGTGACGTGATGCCTAAAAGAAATAAAAAAAATTTTCGTGCAACTGATAAAGGTGCAGGAATGACAGAAGCAGGTGTTAAAGCATATAGAGCAGCTAACCCTGGTTCTAAATTAAAAACAGCAGTAACTGGAAAAGTTAAAAAAGGTTCAGCTGCTGCAAACCGTAGAAAGTCATATTGTGCAAGAAGTGCTGGTCAAATGAAACAGTTTCCTAAAGCTGCTAAAGACCCTAATTCTAGACTACGTCAGGCTAGAAGAAGATGGAAGTGCTAGACCTATTCACAAACGTTTAAATTATGAGACAAACAAATTTTATTACTAGTGTTACAAGTAAAAATTTACCAAAAGATGCTTTTGAGATATTATATGAAGAAGCCTCTCGAGAATCAGCAGAATATATTAGACAGTATATTGATACTTGTATTATTGCTGACGGAGGTTGGTGGGATGTTGCAATTAAAAAAATAAAAATTCCAGGTCTTTGTTTAGAATTTGGAGTGTATAAAGGTGAAAGTATAAATTTTTTTTCAAAAAGATGTCCTGATAAAATTTGGTATGGCTTCGATAGTTTTGAAGGTTTTCAAGAAGATTGGTTAGGTGGTTATTTTGGAAAAAATCAATTTACTCTTGAGGGTAAACTGCCGTCCGTAAATAAAAATGTTATTTTAGTCAAAGGATGGTTTAAAGATACACTACCTAATTTTTTATTAGAAAATAATACCAACGTTTCTTTTGTGCATATTGATTGTGATACTTATGAATCAACAATTGAAATTTTAGAGATGTTAGGTCCTAAAAGATTTGTACAGAATTCAAGAATATTATTTGATGAGTATATAAGTTATATTGGTTGGAAAAATAATGAATTTAAAGCTTGGAAAGAATTTACTAAAAAATATAATGTAAAATATAAATACGAAATGTTTGGTTCAAGACAAGCTTTAATTAAAATATTATAAAAATGTTAGATAAATGGCTCTATAAAATTTTTGAAGGTATTGACAATATAATGCTTTCCATGGATAACTGGTGTAATGAGAGATACAAAAATGTTGGAAACTTTTTCACTAAAAAAAGAAAAAGAAGAAAAACAAAAAAACATGTTTCGAAGCCTTAAAAAAGAAGTAGAAATAGGCGCAAACGGAACACAAGATTACATAATTAAGAAAGGTGTAAATAAAGGTAAAAAAGCAAATGTTAGATGAATTAAACTTAATAACTAAAATACAAAAACAATTAAAAGAAAACTACCAACAAATTGCAAATGCAATGGTGAGTGGTGGTGTTGACAATATGGAAAAATACAAGTACATGTTAGGACAGGCACACGCCTACCAATTTATTTCAGGGGAAATATCCAACCTGCTAAACAAAGGAGCTACGAATGGAAAAGACAGAGACGGCAAAGTTGTCGACATTGGAAAAGACAGAAGTCCCAAAACATAAAAACGCTTTGGCGGAAAAATACGAAAAAGAAGATAAAGAAAAACATCAAAAAGAAGTTGATGGTTACGAACGTTTAAAAACCAAAGAAACTTCAAAGTTACCTCAGCCAACTGGCTGGAGACTTTTAGTTTTACCTTTTAAGATGCCAGAGAAAACTAAAGGTGGTTTGCTTTTAGGAGCAGACACGCTTGAAAGACAACAAGTTGCATCTACATGTGGACTAGTCCTTGCGATGGGACCATATTGTTATGATAAACAAAAATTTCCTGAAGGTCCTTGGTGCAAAAAAGGAGATTGGGTTATCTTTGCTCGTTATGCGGGTTCAAGATTACCTATAGATGGTGGGGAAGTTAGATTGCTAAATGATGATGAAGTTTTAGCAACCATCGATAAACCCGAAGACATACTTCATACATTTTAACAACCATAGGAGATACTATGCAAGACACAGACAAACCAGTTAACATTGATACATCTGGACCCGGTGCCGAAGTAGAGTTAGATTCAGTTAAAGAAGAATTAATTGAAGAAACTATTATCGAGGATAAAACACCAGCGGAGGATAAATCACATGAAAACGAACGTGAAACAAAACTTGAAGACGGTGGTAGCGCCGATGACGCAATTGCGAAATCTGATGAGCCAACTAATGTTCAAGCTAACGAAGAGAATACAGAAAAAAAGAAAGAATTAGATGAATACTCTGATGGAGTAAAAAGAAGAATAGCTAAACTAACTAAAAAAATGCGTGAATCGGAGCGAAGAGAAGAAGCTGCAACAATTTATGCAAAAAGTGTTTTAGCTGAAAAAGAAGCGTTAAGTTCTAGACTTTCAAAATTAGATACAGGATTTGTAACTGAAAAAGAAAATAGAATTAAATCAGGTATGGAAGCGGCTGTTGCAAAACTTGCAAAAGCTAGAGAAGAAAGTGACCTTAAAGCTGAAGTTGCTGCAACTGCAGAAATTTCAAGACTGGGTTATGAAGAGGCAAGGTTAGGCGATTTAAAAGCTAGACAAGCTGAACAAAAAACTCAAACTCCTGTGCCACAACAACAACAAGAAGTGGAAATGCCAAGACAAGTGGACTCTAGAGCAAGAGATTGGGCTAGAAAAAACGAATGGTTTAACAAAGACCCTATAATGACTGAGGGAGCAAAGGTAATACACAGACAGTTGACTGAAATTGAAGGATATGATCCTAATACCGAAGCTGAAGAATATTATTCAGAGGTAGATAGAAGAATAAGACTTGAATTTCCGCACAAGTTTGATACTAATACTACTCAGGAATCGACTAGACCTACTCAAACTGTAGCTTCGGCTACGCGAGTAAATAAGTCTTCAGGTCGCAAAGTTGTGAAACTCACACCCTCACAGGTAGCAATTGCTAAAAAATTAGGTGTGCCA